TTGGCGACATCAAGCGGCAAATCTTTCATGTTTCCTTTAAATCCGTTTGCTCGAGCAACTGCTTCAGTAATACCGTATTTGGTTGCACCGCCCCGATCTGCCGGGTTATTTACATAACCGCCTTCACGTTTGATCAATTCTTCAAGGTATTGTTCGATGTTCATTTAAGTTTCCTTTAGACAATAAAAAAGCGCCCTTAGGCGCACAGTCAATAAAAAGCCGATCTCAAATAAGTCGGCTTCATAAGTTTTGTTTCATAGCTTTAAAATATATATTTAAAAAAAGTCGTAATAGCAGTTATTGCTCCAGCAACACTACCAATTACTAGGGATATAGCTTTACCCCAAGCCATGATTACAGCAGCTCTACCTGCGTCTTTCTCACTCATTTTACCCTCTATACTTATACCGGGTTTGGTGCTAACATTTTCCTCAGATTGATTCATTAATAGTTAACCCTCCTTAACTGTTAACCAAAACCCTAGTGTTGGCGCACTGGGGTTTTTGCTTTTTTGGAATAAAGTACATTTCTTACTTCCTATAGAATTAATAGACGAACTTTACCCCCTTCCGTTTTTTAATATCAGGCGGAAGGGCTTCCGCTAACTTTGTTAAAAAATTGTTTCTGTTAGTTGACTCACGCTTCATACCCGTTTTCCTACCCGTAAAAAAAGAATTACCACCCGAAGGTGGTCGTTTCATAATATTGGTTGTCGATAGTTTTTCGTAGTAGTCAGCGGCTTGCAGTGTCAACAGGTAATTTCTCTCTTATACTTGATACTTCTAAACAAAACCTCCCGAAGGCGGCATTAGCTGTTTTCAATGTCTTTTCTGGCTTTCTTAAACTCTTTGATTACTTCAACGATCGTTTTACCTTCCTGTTTATCTATAAAATTAAAGATCCAACGGACTAAAGCCCAACCGGGTAAACCACAAACAAAGAAGAACCCACCTAGAGCAATCATCCCCCATACATCAGTAACCCATTCATGAAGTCCCCACTTCACAATAATGAATGAGCCGCCAGCAAGGCTTGATACAACAGTACAGATCAAACCAACTGCCCACTCTTGTGGTGAGCGAGGCATACGTGTCATCAATACAACTGCTGCCACTAAAGCGACCGCTAAAGTCACCATAATTGCTGCACCATAAAATTTTAAAATTGCTGTTAAACCGCTTGTGGAAACTGGTTCCATAAATCTCTCCAGATATTTTTAGACAATAAAAAAGCACCCCAATTGGGTGCTCATAGTTCTTTTAAGGTTTAAAGGGTTTGTAAGATTTTCCCTCCGTTAATCAATTGAGTTGTTAGAGGTGCCACCCCAACAATTGCAGGTCCACCCGGCCCCGGCTGGCCTTCCGTCGTTCCATGGTATTGCCAATTCCATGTTCCACCATTGGTAGACTTGGTACCACGTTCGCCCCATCCACCGCCATCACCTGATAATGGAGATCCATAACGGTCATTTTGGGTTCGATAACCTTTACCGGGTACCGAAGCTTCGGCATCAGTGATTTTTAGAACATTGAAATAGCTTCCAAAGTACCAACGCCAGTCTTGTGAATCGTTAGTAATAGGTTGTCCGGTCATAACCCGACCAAAAGGTGCTCCAGCTCCACCGGGAATACCCTGAACTCCATACGATAATCCAGTATAAATACCACTTGGTGTTGCGCCGCCACCAGATCCGCCTCGAGCCAGAGTTCCACCATCAATAATCAGGTTTAGTTTACTGTGCCGGTTTAATAGACCGGGTGCTCCCTGAAAACCATCACGACGGGTTTTTGTAAAGTTGTAATCCGGATCGGTAGACCATGCACCAAATGCCAAATGTGGCAACCCGCCATCTCCACCACGTCCAACTACAGCACCTTTAATCGTCAGATTCACAACCAGATCAGGTGGAAACTCACCAGTATCAATAGCAGGTAATTCTGATGCAGCTGGAACGATATACTCTCGTTTTGGAGGACTAGAGTTGTAGTCAAATTTATAGACAAATCTGGTTTCTGGTCGGTAAGAACTCGAACTTGAAACCAGCGCACCAGCTTCAACTACAAAGCTAATTTCGCCAGTCGTTGGCAAATCCCCTCTTTGCATCTGATACAAACGCGCCAAATTAATATCAAGCTGGTCATATCGAATGTAAATCGGTGAATCATCTACTGGCACATCAATAAAGTCCTTGTCATTGAGGTAATAACGTTCATCGTAATTAATTGCCGTAATGGTATTAGAGAACTGGTCAGCCGGTTCCCTTTTTGCAACCAGATAAGGCAGTGAGCCTTTGGTATCGTCATTAACTACTGTATAGATGGTATTTACAAAATCATCAGGACTTAGCTTTAAGGCCCCGTTCGGTAACCGCCCTAAAACCACCTTGTTCTTGGCAGATCCAGCGGTAACAGGAATAAGGTCCACTGTGCCATCCCCCATTTGCAAATAAATCACATAGCTCTTGCCTGCAATGAAATCTACATCATGGCTTAAGGTGAGGATTAAACCCTCTTGCTGTACCACTTCCCCGCTTTGATGAATACCATTGCGATAATCAGCTACAGCGATCCGGTCACGTAAAACCAGTAATTCTGATTCAGGTGCTGCATCAAAGGTAATGGATTTACGCTGGAACCGAAGCTTGTTCCAGAGCCGGTAAGCATTAAAATGAGCTTGCCATTTATTCCGTACACCAACGGATTTCACTTCTTTCGGGTTCTTTGCTCCTTTGTCTGGCAAATAGATATTGATACGACTATCGTCGGTCGGATCCGTGTATTCATAGATCAGTCCATCGTAGTCATCCATCACGCCAAAGGTAAGGTCATGCTTGTAACTATCCGGAATGATATTCCTGAAGTTAAACAGCATTACCGAGTTATCAGTTGGACGTTCAAAATAAAGCTTGAGCTTATTGTTTTGCCGATATGCGGTACAAAATACGGCATCACAAAGATTGGTAACCAGCTCTTCAAAAGACAGGTTTGTATCATCAATCGTAGTACAGAACTCAGCCGCAAGTGGTGTACCAAAATAATCAACTACATCGTTATAAGTCCGATAGATATTTTCCAGATCTATTTCGTCGATCGTACGGCGGCCTATCTTGTCATCCAGTGCCATTGAAACCAATGCATCAGCAAAGCTTGATGTTGGAAATAGCTCTGTCGTCATTGCGCCGTTTTTAAAAGTCGGTAACATCCGCTGAAGATCAAAATTGATCTTGCGGGACTTAACAGATAAAGCTCCAGTGGTTGCATAAGTGCGCGCACGAAAAACCGTTTCATGTTCATACACTGTGCTTTGCAAAGGATAAGCACCATAAAGCGCCTGCCACTTTACTTCATCTACTACCGTTGTAACCGCCGGTGTTGGTGTTAAACGACGTGCACGGACACTACAGCGACCTTGAAATGTCACCATATCCAGCGTTGCGCCAACTGTCTGACGTGACTTTGCCGAACCCTTTAGAATGATCTGCTTTAGCATTGGATTACCAATGGCTGCACCCGATTCATTTACCGGCGTTACTTCTACTTCAATCGTGACGTTTACAGCTCCCTGATTTCCACCTGAAGAAACTGTGTAAAGTCCATTTGTGGCCACAAAGTTACATAGCACCCGACTTCGTTCGACATTGTCCAGAATGAATGGACCAATCCACTTTTCACCTATTGAACTGATCTTTGGTGATAAAGCTGCTGTTTGCTGGGCACTTAACTCTTTAACTTTTAACCAGTTAGCATTAACGGCCGCCGGATTTGATAACGTCATTCGATCATCAGCTACCGATAGAACACTGTAAGTGCCGTTTAAATCATAAGTCTGGCCGTTAAACGTGAATGAGGCATTCGTGATTTCTACGCGGTCATTACTTACAAACTTAGTGGTTAAATCTGTGTTGTTTGCCGTTGCCCGAAGAATCTCGTTTGGATATGCAAAATGAAGGTAGTTCGTACCTTCTAAAGATTGTGTATCAGCAGGACGTAAAACTTGGCCATTAACAGAAGTTTGATGCTGAACCGTTAAGGGTGGAGTTGTAATTTCGGTACCAAGCGAGAAATATGGCTCACCCGAGACAATATCGACACCCGGTCGAAAGACTTCTACCGATGCGCCGGCAATATCAACAATGTTGGTTTCACCGTCATATGCACCGTTAATTTTATAGTGACCACGACCAATACAACCAACAACATGCTCTACTTCGACATTGTTTTCATATACCTTGTAAGGCACAGTAATCAGATCAGGGGTATCGTTAGCGGCACCATAAATATCTGCGATACGACCATTTACGCGAGTTTTATTTTCACGGTTTGATAATTCGTTATTTGCAGACGAGGATTGATTGTTATTCTGGTTGGTTTGGGTAATTGAGGGCACAGGCATTAATAATGCAACAGCCACACCCATAACTATAGAAGCAACCGCTATCCAAGCTAGAGTTATGGGGTCTATACCCTTGGGATTCTCAATTACAATGAAAGTGCCTGGCAAGAAATCGAGCTGCTTTAATTCATATGCATTCTTCGGTGTGACTTCATTCGCAAATGAAATTTCCGCATGATCCATATTGCTTATGGTATGAAAAATACGGACATGCTCAGGCATATGGTCATATTTTGAAGTAAGCCATTGACCCAAAGTTTCAGCGTGTTCAATTGTTTTGTCTTCGGATAAAGGGTCTTGTTTATAAATAATCTTAATCATAGAAACTCACACGATTAAATCCAAATGCTTGAACGACTTGAATTGGCATCCATGAAACGCCTGATTCCTGCAAATGCAAAATACGCCCCAAACGAAAAAGCCCCACATGTGGGGGCTTGTTTCGGTATCTAGAGTGAAAGGCGACTATGCAGCCTTCCTTGGGCATGGGCAATGGATTTAGTAACTTCAATCTTGATGGCAGAAATACCTTCTCTTTGACGGGCTTCATAAAAAACTCAAGCGCCTCTCCTCGATCAATATCATATAGATCCATTGCAGCTTCATGCGCGAAGTGAACACAGTTGTAGTGTTCCTCGTCATATTGCTTATCGAGCAAATGATCGTGACTCTTCATATAGCCCCCTTCAAACCACTAAAACGATCAAGCGAAAAGATATCTCCAGTCTTCGCAGTATTTAATCTTGGTGATTCAGCCTTGAATGTCACAGCTTTATGGTTCATTGCAACACTGGAGAGTTGCAGTCCGAGTAAATAAAACATTGGAGAATTCAGATTGTCTGAACTGTAAATCCGGTAATTTACGGTTGGCTTTACATCTGGATATTGCCCTTCGATTACCCGTTCAAACTCATCAGGCATCACATCACCTAGACCAGAGATAGAAACGGTTAATGTCTGGTCCAGATCACCCAGCATTCCGGATCTTTGAATAGATGCTGGCAAAAATTCATAATAGACCTGACCGGATCCCTCCTTATGTTGAACATAAACACCTCGGTCATCATTACGGACCACCCGGTAAGTATTCATAAAAGAAGGGTGTGATAGTTCAATACATTCCAGTTGATAGACATCAACTTTCCGATTGAAAAAGAATTTGGCATATTCGTTATCCATTAGACCTCCCAATCCTTAATCAAAGCTATATCGGCCGTAAGGTTAGGCTGGTTTTGAACAACTTCGAGCTGTGCATTTACCCGGTAAAGGTTGCCATTCACTTCATTGGTCTTGAACGAGTTCGGAATGAAGTTACATAGGTATTGCTGCCGTGCTCCCTGATCAATCACCAGATCCGCATAAAATGAAGCCGGCTTATTCTGGTAGACCCGCCAGAACGCCATCATTTTATTGAAATCGGTTTTACTTAAGTTCCAGTTCACATCAACAATGTGGCTATTACGTTTTACATCGATGTAATAGCGCCCACGACCGCCATCCATCTGCTGACGTTTCACATCATCACCCGGCGTTACGCCATAGCCGCTGGTCTGGGGATTTAGCTTTAACTTGTACATAACTTTCCTTCAGGTAATAAAAAACCACCTCGAAAGGTGGTTTTATTGATTAACGATTCCGTCTTGCTGTTGTATTCTCAGCCAAAGACCGACTAATAGTTGAGTTTGGATTACCAATTTGATCACTTACAAGCTTCGGTACCGTTCTTGGAAGCTGCTTATCCAGTTCATCTTTAACAATGATCCGGACTGTTTGCTCGTCTAATTGTTCAGCTTCAACTGTTGCTCCACTCACCTGATTAATCACTTCAATTTTGAAATTGATTGTCGGTGAAGCAGGCTCTATTGAAGGCATAATCTCAGCTTGAGGTCGAGCAGCTTGACCCATCGTGAAATCTTGAACATCCTCAAGATTTGATCGATCCTGAACAAAACCATTTGATGAGAAGTAGACCTTGCCATCGTGGAATAGATCAGAACTGGCCGAAGAAGAAGTGATAGGTACGCTTCTATTACCCTTATAAATAATCTGAGTATCTTGAACCGGTTGATTAAAGATATCAGATTGCTTTTGGCTTTCTATAAAGGCATTAGAGCTCATCATTGCACGGCGCATGACACTATCAGCCGAGGCATTGTTATTGAGAAAAGCTTCAGGGTTTGTACTCTTACGCATTTTCTCAACTAAACCAACTCCCCCCCATCTTTTAATGTCTTCTTGGGACCATACAATCTCGCCTTTATGGACAATACCAGCAGGCTGATATTTCCCACCAGATCCGGTAAAACCACCATCTGAGAATCCAGCTATTGTTTGCCCAGCAATCAAACCAGCATTTGCATATCCCATAGCAAGCATGGCGGTTGAAGCCGCAATTTTTGCCCCAAAAAATGGGATCGTTGCATCAGCAGCTACTTGTGTAGCTGCCAAATGAGCAGAGATAATCGCAGAAGCAATAGCAAAGGATTGTTGAGCTATAAACATTGCCTTGAAAGAGCGTGAATTTTCACCACGCGCATCCTTAACAATTTGAGTTAAACCTCCCCATGTGCTTGAAGCAGATGAAATCATCTGACTGTATAATTGCAATTGACTGTCGTGATCTGCTTTTCTTGCATCAATCGCCTTCAGGTGGTACTCATTATCCATTTGCTGTCTTGCTTCTTTGAATACGCGCTCCGCCTCCAATCGTTCCTGATAACTAGCTTTTTCAGACTCCAAAACAGCTGCAAGATTATCTTTCAACTTTTGATAAGTTTGAGCGTAATCTTCATCCAATACTTGCATATTGGTTTGCTTGGGCTTGGTGTAGTTTGTCGATTTAAGAAACTGACTAGAGGTATCATACTGATCAATTGTTGGATTCCCCACACCATTACGAATAAAATCAGCCTGAAATGCACTCATCTTCCTTCTACGCTCTTCAAGATCAGTGATTTTTGATATTTCATCATACTCAAGAGCATAACGTTTTTTGATACGCTCCATTTCTCCCAGCATGAATTGCTCAGCCTGAAACAAACGTTGCTCTTGAGCAAGTTTTAGTAATCCTAACTCTTGCTGTTTTTGCAATTCCAGGCCACCTAAAGCAACCTTTCTTTGATCTTCAGAGAGTTTACCCTCAGCAACTAATCGCAAAGAATTGGTTTCATATGTGTACTCAAGCTTTTGCTTCTCAGTCCACTTATAACCATTCACTTCAAAATCAAATTGCTTCTGAGCTAACTTATCTTCAGCATCATAACGCTCATTAATTTTTGGGATTAAATTTGATTGACCTAAAATGGTTGCTTTGTTGATTTCCTCCTCACGTTTTTTGCTTCTAGCAACTGTTTCTGAATCATATGTTGCTTGGAGCTGCTTAATTTCCTCAAGAGTTTTTGCACGTGCCTTATATGCTTCATCTTCGAATTTCGAAAGATCACTAATTGCTTTTGACGCTACTTCGGGGTTATCTCCTAAAATTTTATTAAGCTGATTATAGTAAGAGTCTTGTTTGGCTAAATGCTGTGAAGCTTTAGCTTTGCCAAGCTTTTTCCCATCATAGTCCCAGCCAACAAAATTTTTGGCAACGACTCTCTCTAAACTTCGATAGTCTAAATCGTCATTAAGAAGAGCTGCTTTAGATTTACTATAACTTTTATCGGTCATCGCCTCTTGCACAGCATGTTTAGCCATTGCATCTAATGCATCTTGAGTTTGCTGGATTTTACCGTTTTTATCCAAGACTCCTTGCCCTTGTAAAGACTGCATTAATTTAGTTGAGCGACTTTTTTGCCATGATAAAAATCCTGTGTTGGTATAACCATTATTGGCATCTTTGTGACTACCAAACATTGCCTCATTTCTAAAATCAGTCTCTCGTCCAACTTGAGCTGTCATTACACGAGCTTGTTTATCGCCTAAGCCTGCATTACGGAAGGATTGGTAAACCCGAAGCATATTTCTCACTCGCTCATTATTCCCCGCAAGTAGAACAGCTTGTTTGGCAGACTCTTTGGTTTGTTTTTCAACCTCTTTTGTTTGCTTTCTGGTAGACTCAGAAATGCTTTCTTGTAAGTCCTTGACTTCTTTCTGCTTCTTATACCAAGCCTCAAAAATTGCATATTCCTGACCAGTTAAACTTCTAGTCATCGGAATTTTATTGGTGGTATAAAACTCTGATGCTGCACGCGCCTTATCAAGACCCTTTTCACCACCACCAAATGCAGCGGTGTTTTTTATAAGAAAATCATTTTTCAGATTATCTTTGTTGGCATTGTCTCGTAATTTATTTAACTTTTCTTGTGCAGCGACTTGGTTGTTTAATTCATTTGTTTCTCCTTGTTGAGCAGCAAGTACAGTTTGATGTTGCTTTAGATACTCATTACGCAAGTCATTCTGTTTCTTTAGCTCTGCATTAGCCTGATTCAACGCAATTTTAGACTGATCCGTTTTAGTAGCATGATCCTGTAACCCCTTGATATTTTCAGCAGGAATTTTGGCTGTACTATTGAACTTACTCACAGCATCAGTTGCTGAAATTTGATTTAAAGAATATGCCTGAATTACCTTATTCAACGATTTAACTTGTTCTTCGCTACCACCATTTAACCGAATGAATTCCACTTGTGCTCGTAATGAATCAAGCATTTGTGTTTTCATGTCAGTGAAATTTTGAGTAGCGACTTTTGTTAAGTTTGTTTGAATTGTTAATTGCTTAATTGATTCGGCCGTTACCTCAACATGTTGTCTAGAAGTAGCATTTAAGAGTTTTAGAGCAGTATTACCTTGCTCAATCTTATTTTTTGATTCTGCTACTGCACTAGAGAACTCAATGAGTTTATCAATTTGATTCTGACTAAAACGACCAGATGAAATCATCTTTTTTAAGAGATCACCTGCATCGCTTGCACCTGTAGCAATAGACTTAATGGCATTTTGATAATCTTCATAATCACTGCCAGATAATTTAAATAATTCCTTTTGGATATAAGCAAAACGTTTGATAGCTCCACTAGCATCATCAATTGCATCATTTTGCTGCTCAATCTCTTTGCGTAACCGCACACCCTCTGTTAATGCTTGCACAGTATTTAACTTTATGTACTTATCTGTTAAATCACTAACCGAGTCAGATTGTGTTGCAAGAGACTCTTTGACTTCATCCGAACTGCTGCTTAGTAAATAGAAAGATGCGGCTGTTGCTGCAATTGCTAAACCCATTGGGCTAAAAATCGCCATAAGCGCTGACTTTGCTAAAGCTAGACGGCTAGTAGCAACAGATTGCGCTGTTAAGGCTGCTGATAATCTAGATGAAGCTGCAGACTGTGCTGTTTCCGCAGCAGCAACCTCTAACGCAACTTGAGCTTGTAATCGTCCTAGCTGAGCCATTCGTGTGATGGTAGCCGTGCGACCTTGTTCAGTGATTTGGGCTTTTAAACGAACTTTTTCGAGTTCTATTTCTGCCATGATCTGAGCATGAGTAGCTTTGATGTTCGTTAGTGTCACCTGCGTACTTTGTGCTTCGGCAAGCGCAGATTCCACTTCAGCTTTTGCTGCTGCAATATTTGCATTACGTTCAGCAATTGTGGCAAACACTTGTTTGGTTGACGCAGCAATACTCGCTTGTACAGCAACCGTTTTTGTTAAAACGGCTTTTGTCATTAAGCCAATACCTATGGCAAATGCACTGTCTGCAATTAAATTCAAATTATTTGCTAGTAACTGAATCGATCCTGATAAAGCCTGTGCTGCTCCACTTCCTTTACCAGCCTCTCCTACAAATTTAGTAATTTCATTGTTTAGGAGTGTGAGAGACTGCCCGATTGTTATATCAGTTTTAGCAAAAAGAGCATCAACTTCATCTTGGACATTTTTAAGTGCTTTAACGATTTCCTGTGAAGTGATTTTTCCTTCAGCAGCTACTGAACGTAATTCACCTACAGTAATACCCATACCTTTAGCAATAGCTTTTGCTAAAGCTGGTGTTTGCTCCATTACAGAATTAAGCTCTTCACCACGTAATGTGCCGCTTGCTAACGCTTGTCCGAATTGAACTAAAGCTGCATCAGCAGCTTCTGCACTTGCACCACTAATTGCTACAGCTTTAGAAACTGTTTCAGTTAAACGTGCTGTGTCATCCATTGTGAGGTTTAAAGTTTTGGCATTATCACTAAAACGCTGGTAGACCTGTAGAACAGAATCCCATGCTGAATAGGTTTTTTGAGCAATTCGGAAAGTGTCTTCCGTAGCTTTATTTAGTTCAACTTGATTATTAGTGACCAACTTAAGGCGGTTTTGTAGTCCAGTATATGTATCCATCTTTGAAATGGCTGAACCTACTGTTAATAAACCAGCCATATACCCTGCTAGTGCACGAGTTGCTACAGACATCCGGTCCATAGATTTCGAGGCGAAATCCCCTTTTTTGGTGATGCTATCCAATTCAACTGATAAGTCTTGTGCAGTGCGTTTCGCACGTTCCGAATCAATAACAATTACTAAGCGAGCTTCTTGAGCCATTTGACTTTCCTCTAGGCAATAAAAAACCGCCATAAACGGCGGCAATAAATCGAGACTTAACTAGGCAATACTTTTTGACTTTTCCAAGATCCATGAAGTTATCTCAGCCCCTAGATCTCCATACATTAATAATTGATAAGCTGATTTTGGCGAATAACGCGTTTCTTTTTCACCAGCTATTCCTGTTTTTGAAAGTTCAATATTTTCCCAATCCTGTATAAGATGAGTTGCGATAATTTTGGCAAACTCTTGGGCTGATAGCATGGCACTCATTCTAAAAATACTTTTTTTGGTACAAAGCATTTTATAGGCCTCACCAAATTCAGGATCAGAAAAAGGCTTAATCCTGAAACATCCAAAAACTTGATCATTTTTCTTAAAAACAAACCATTTGGATTTATCCGTCATATTTGCTTCCAAAATTTCGGTAATAAAAAACCGACCATTGATAGGTCGGTTTTAGGCTTTAATCGCTGCAATGATTTCAGGTAATTTCCAGATTAGAATTGGTATGGAAAACAAAATTAAAAAGGCAATAATTGTCTGCCATAAGCCATACTTTTCAATAGACACTTTCATAAGCTCCACTATTGGTTTAAAATGCTCCATATAGATTTACTTTCCTCTTACTTTCGTCGGTGGGTGGAATGAAAAACCCCAGTAGTTAGCGCTACTGGGGTTTTGTTTTGGGTATTAAAAAACCCACTCAAATGAGTGGGTTCTGTTTAAAAATAATTACTAAGCTGGGCAGTTAAACCAGTTCGGTCGTGCTAGAAATCTTTGTCCATTAGACATGGCTATCACCGAACAGTCTGCATCGATCAACGGCTCATTTTGTAGGTTCCTGAAATCCAACAATCTAGCAATATCTCGTGCTGCTTCATTCGCTTTCACTACTAAGTGTGAGTAATACGCGAACTTCTTCACATCAAGCATTTTTACAGCCAGCAGAACTGGAACGATTTCATCATTTTCTATGATGACTGCTTCAGTAAGTTTGCGAACCAGCTCATAGGCGTCTTTATCAAATAAAGGATCTTGAGGTTTCTTTTCCTCTGGCTTTGCCCTTAAATCCATAACTTCTAAATAATGCTTAGCATCCTCAAAGTGAATAGCTCGTAATTCTCGGTAACTTGCTGAGTATTTAAAGTGGTTTTTTAAACGACTCCACATTTGCACAATCAAATTTTTATTACCTTTTGCTCTTGTATGAACAATGTTATAAAGAATGCCAGCTTGTTCTGGTGAGATAGTTTGTTTTCCATTAAGCAACCACTCCATCACAAGTGAATCGTAAGCTCGGATAACCATCAAGTGGAATTTGGGACTAATCCACATTGCATATGCGTAAACAATTTCCTTAACTACATATGTTCCTCTGTTGTCACCACCATTGACTACTTTTACAGCACTCCTCATATTTGAGGAGTGGTCATTATCTGAACTCTGCAAATTTGCAGAGTGGTCAATTTCATTTATTAACTCTTTAATTTGCTCAGTTCTTAAAAAGTTAGATGGCTGGTGTTTCTTTTCACCACCACTTGCTTTATGAAGGTCACCCAACATAAAACGGCCTTCTTCATCTTGGCGAATGGTAAAATCACCAATAACTAATGGCTTATTATTTGGATTTAAAAAGTTTTGTGTTAAATTAGACATGTTGTCTTTCCTGTAGATTGCGACTTCAATCAAGCCCTGTCCGCCAAGATCACGGGCTTTTTTGTTGTCTATTGATTTCATGCTTTCGCACCTTCAATTTCTTTACGCATATTCTTAATCGCTTGATTAATTACATAATTAACCGGTCTTTCATTTTCCTCTGCTACTTTCTTTAACCATTCATGAAGCTCGTGTTCAATTCGCAAGTTAAACTGCATCTTGCGTTGTGGTTTCGATAACACTCCCATTTTATACTCCTATCAATCGGGTATGATTAAATATAGAATTAATCGGGTAGTATTGTCAATACCCGAATAATAGAATTAATATCTATGTTAAATTTGCGGTATATGGTTTATTTCCATGAGTAAAAATGGTGGTCATCTCACAGTCCAGTACAATCTACGCTGGTCAGAAGAACTGAGAGACAAAATCGCTGACGAAGCTAAGAAAAATACTCGTTCGATGAATCAAGAGATTATTGCTCGTTTAGAACACAGTTTTCGGTCTGAGTCAGCATCAAAACCATTCCTTTCTTTTGATAAAGATACCTCACATCTGGTTATTGGAGATGCTGAGGAGCGTAAACGCCTAGCCCAAATAGCTGCTAAAGCTGTTTTTGATGCTTTAGGACAAAGCCTAGATCAAGATGATGATGAAAAAAAAGCACCCTAGGGTGCTTTTTTAATTACGATAGCAACCAAATCAACCCGATCAACAATGCTACACCCACCATTAATCCTATTATCCATTCAGATGCTGGATAGCCAAGAATCAAATTATTATCATTTTGCGGTTCAATAACTTTCGTTGGGTATTTGGGTTCAGGGTAGCTTGGTTTGACTGCCTTAACCGGCTTATTGCTCAGTGGTGGTGGAATACCTATATGCTCTTTACTGCGAGCGGTAGATCTTTGCTTCAAAAAGTTATCATTTACCTTTTTAATTTCCTGTTCACTCAAATTCCTCTCTTTTGGAGCCACCTCATCATCATTGGGAGATAAAGGGAAGTAAATTTCAACTAAATCTCGAACAGAAATATAGTCACTGTTGGGTAGAGCCTTAAGTAACGATAAAAATTTTTTAAACGGCTGTTTTTTATAGGCTCGATTGTAATAAGCCTCTAATTTTTTCTCTAATGTAATAATTGGTCGATTAGCTGTATAAGCCGCCTTATAAGTGTAAGATATACTGCTTAAAGCATTCTTATGCTTGCCCTCTAGTCTTAAGACATTTGCCATATCTTCATGTGGTGAGGAGTCTATAACCAGTGTTTCTGTTTTAGAAAAACCCATCCTACTAGCATGCTTTAAATAGTAATCTTTTTGATGGTTTAAATGTTTCCATGCATCGTCAAAACGCCTTTCTTTAATAGCAATCTGTGCGAGTTTCTTGCTATTAGCGGCATGCCCCAGATAGTCATCCAATATCATATCTATTCAGCCAATCACATTTAATATTCTGTTTAGTCAAGTTAATTCTCTCGAACAACTATTACTTTGTGTTTAGCTTATCTTTGCATGCTGGTGAAGCGAATTTAAGCCCATTGTCCCTTATCATTTTATATCCTCCTCCAAGCGCATAATTAAGCTCAAGAGATGTTGGAGTGAAATTACTTATTTTCCAGTAAGTCCCATCCTGAGAATAGAGTCTATCATTTAATAATTTTACAGACATTACCCTAGCTGTACCTAGGTGGTCTTGGCAAATTACACCCGTCCCATCACTTTCTAGTATTAAAGTCCCAACCAACCGATCAAATTGACCAGTCCAATAACCTGAATTACTAACAGGTGTTGGATGAATATCAAAAAAATTAGCTGTTGTCGCACAACCGGCCATCCCAAAAACCAAACTTAATAAAACAATCTTTTTCATATATAAACCTATCAAATATCAAAATTTAAAAATCAGCTAATAATCCAAATAAAAATTATTAAAGCTATAAATAGAATAACTCCACAGATTATCCATTCAGATTTAGGGTAACCCCATACATTATCTGGATTATTAAAATCAGGTTCTCTTCTAGGTGTTGTTTTCTTAGTATAACTAGAGAACTTAGAATAAGATAAGCCAGTACCTGGAATACCTACTGTTGTGCGAGTACCCTTCTTACTTACATTTACACGTGCACCTTTCCCACCCACAGAAACACTTGATAGCCCTTTTTTACTAACATTGACACGGATTCCAGGAGCAATTTTTATACTTTTTCTAAAATTCAATCCCATCACATCACCTATCTAGAGCAGATCTTTTTAGAAGCACTGATGGAACCATCATTACAAACAAACTTACTACCATCGCAATGACTTACCCCACCTTTCTTACCAGAGCACGGTTGTCTGCCTCTACCTGCTTCCGCAACACTTAATGAGCTTAAAACTAATAAAAGACTTAAAATGACTTGTTTCATGGTTTTTTACCGTTTGTTATAAAGTGTACTAACTTTAACAAACTGGTTACTAAATGTCACATAAAGCAAAACCACCCGAAGGTGGTTTCTATCAAATAAAACTAACTAAGCTATTTCACAATTGGTTTGATGCCATGAATGGTTATTTCCATATGAAAAACTAATTTCACTTGGTACTAAAGTTCGTTCCTGATGATTTAATGACTCAATCATACTTCTTAGTTTGCCATCACCTTGAACATGCTCTTTATATAATGCACGAAGTAATAGCTCAGTAGGTTTACCAATTAAACCGCGATCAGCTTCCCAATGTCTAATACTAGTCTCACTGACTCCTAAAAGCCCAGCAAGATTCTTCTGTGACAAGTTTAGTTCTTTACGTAAAAAACGAATTTCCTCACCATTCAAGTCAGGCTTTTGCGTAATTAAGAACAACCCAATGGCATTATGAAGCTCATGAACAGATTCAATAGATACGAGTTCACCATAGTCTTCATCATTTTCAATTGTAAATCCATTGCGCAGCCAAATATTGCTCAGACCGCATTCTTCATAGTGATACATAATTTAGCCTACTCTCTAAATGTAGTGACTACTACTGAGAATTCACCGTTCTCGCTCTGCTTGATTGCAACAGCTGTTGTTATGTATTCGCCTGCAGTGCGAACAGAAACATTTAACTGGCAATCACCACGAGTATTTGGGTACGGCCCCTCAGTAATATCTCCATGCTCAAAACAGCAAATAATTTGCTTCATAGAGATACAGCGTTCTTTCATTCTTTCTTTTGCATGTGCAGTTAACTTGATTTTGCTAGTATCTCTAGCAAATGCTCTAAGTTTTTGTTTAGCTTCAGTTAATGTTAAACACATACAAGCAAACACCAAGGTTCTTGGAAAGAGTAAAAGAATGCTGAACCGTCAAATATTGACGGTAAGGTGATTATTCATCATTTGATAATCACGCGCAACACCTTAAAGGTAATTTTCTGTCAATCCAGATCAAGTATTTTGTAACATCGACTGCGTTATTTTGAGTCGCGTTTAAGAGCAACTGCTTAATTGTTTGACGTTTTGACCAAATTAGGCTTTTCAGTCCCTGGCAATACCTAATTTGGTCACTTACCTTTGCTTTTGGTTGATATCTTCTTATGGCACTCCTCCAAAAACAAATTATCCAACGCAAAAATACAGTCATTAAAAATATGAGCAGCCACTGGCAAATCATTATGCTCTGCATAGACATTGATTGCCTGCTGATCTAAAGATAAAGGGATACCCTGCTCATATCGTCGGGATCTGCAAATAGTGCTAAATGCCGAAAGAATAGAGTCAGCCGCATAAGAATATTCTGGCGGATCCGGAATACGGCCACCTAAGAATTTGATTTGTTCGATTTCGTGCGGCGTTTTCGACGCATACGTTTTTTGGTATTTGTAGAGCTCGATGACTTTCCCAGAATTAAAGCCTTGTCCTTGTCGGCTTCTTCCTGAATCTTCTGGGCCTGTTCTTTAATAAATAGCCAGATCGAAATACCAATATCACCAAGATTAAGAAGCTTTGAGGCATTCTCAGGTGTATATGGCTTTTCGGTCTCAACAGTTTTACCGTCTACGATTTCGGCAAATACCACACCTTTCCAGTCTTCTATTAAATGGGCAGCACACGCATCCATTAACAATTCATGGTAAAGCTTGGCATTTTCATCTTTGACCATCACATCATAGCCTTTAGACGAGATCTGATTTCCTGCTCGTTCAATAGCTACCTGAAAAGGCTTATAAGCGATACCACGGACTTTAAATTCTGCCTGTACCTCTCCATCAGCACCTTTGTATTCGCACCATTTTGATACGTCCGAGCTTTTAATAATTCCGACTTTTAAAGCCATAACAACCTCTGATTTTTAGAAATAAAAAAGCCCATGGGATTCCATAGGCTTTGTTACTGAATAAGCTGATTACACGAGAGCACGTACAATCGTTGGTGCTGTACGGACTTGGGCAAAGTTGATATCTAAAGTAATGATGTCGTCACCCCCGCCATCTGGGTGATTTGCTTCCTTAACTTCAAGTTGCGGGAAGTTAAACGAGTACTTACTGCCTTTGGTATCTGTAATATCGAAGGTCAATGTAAATACATCACGGGTTTTAATAGCATCAATCCAAGAAGCAGATGTTGCTGAAAACATGAAATTAGCATTTACGCCAATATCCATCATTTTCTCTAAGTAAAACTCAGGCGTGTACTTACCAGAACCGATACAACGGATCGCTTCCAGATTATTACTAAAGTTGATGGTAAGTGTCTGCAGACAAGCTTTACCCTGAATTGATTGACCATTAATAAGTAGCTTTTCAACATTTGGCATACTCACCAGAGGGCGAGTCGATGCTGGAATAGGATTTGTAACAGGATTAACCTGCTGTCGCGTAAATGAGCTACCTACTAAACCAAAGTTACCAGTGATTTTGCCTGTGGTCTGGATCGTCATTTCACCTGTATTCACTTGAATACCACGATAAATAAAGACTTGACCAATATCTTCAAAGACTTTTACCAAGGTAAGAGACTTACGTACTCCACCACCAAAACTTAAAGCATTTGCAGCCCAGTTATTGAAAGCGAGAACATTTAAGAATAAGTCAAAGGTACCTAGTGATAATTCAAACTCTAGTTGACCAGTTACTTCGGCTTCCGTTACAACAGCGCCTTGGCGAAAACGTGAATCAACTACTTCACTGCTATCTTCAGTAGTAACATTTTCAGTCAAACTATCAGTAACACGGCGAACGGTGTACCAGACTGGATTTGCAGGAGTTGTTCCTAAAACTGCTTCCTCACAAGCATATAATCGAATTTTTGCGCCTGAACTCATTTATGGTTCTCCAAAATTTAGGCAATAAAAAACCCGCTGTTTAAGCGGGTTATTAAAGTGTTTCGTCTGTTTCTGAGATTTCTGGCGGTTCCACGCCATTCATGGCTGCAGCAACTGCCTGAGATAAGTTAGTCGGCTGGAAATCCACTGGTGTTTCACTCAACGGCTCTTCAGGCTCTGGTTCAGGTTCTTCATGCAGACGGATATCAATCCAGCGGCCTTCTGGAATATCAAGTGGATTTTCGAGATCAGCTACAATGGCTGCCTTTTCCACATCAAACTTACGTTTATAAGTTTTAATAGAAAGATCACCATTTTCTAAGGTTGAATATTCAACTGCTACTACCGTATTACC